ACGCGCTGCGTTGCTGCGGCCCCATGCCGTCTCGATGAAGTCCTGCGAGTAGAGCAGTCCATCGCTCTTTCCGTTCGACATCATGTAGGGACGGATCTGCTCGTTCTTGATGAAGAACGCAGGGTTGAAGTTTACCGTAGGCTCTAGGTGACCATTGCTGGTCTGGTAGAGCGACTCGCCCGTGGTATTGCTGTACAAGTCGCGGTTGAACTGGTCAGCGTTGAACAGTGCTCCGTCTGCCGGGATGTACGGGAGAGATGCGAGAGACATTATCGCTCCTGAATCCAGGCAGTCGCGTGACCACCATTCGTGGTTACTTGGATTGGTGTTCCACCAGCAGTAGATCCATAGTATCCGTTCACGCAGATCTCGATGCGCTCCACCGTGTTTGTGCCGATGAGCGTAGCCAGCGTATCGGTACGAATAGCTAAGAACAGCGGGATGTCGTCGTAGCAGTCGTTGACGTAGACTTTGTCGCCTACGCTTACGTAGCGGCTGTACGACACCCAAAAGTTGTCGTTGGTGCAGTAGACCTCGCACCTGTCGATGTTGAACACTGCAACCGACGTCTTCATGCGAATGGTGAAGCACGCCATCGCCTGACTGCGGACGCCACCCTTGTCTCCAGTGCGGGTCACGTTCTTCAACGCGACGTTCGCCATGACGACCATCCAGCCGTCATGCGCCGCGAGATCCCATCCTGCGCCACCGTTGTCGAGCACAAGCAGGTTGCCAGCGGCATCTCGGACGATGTCCCAGTTCGTGTTGTAGCCGTACTCAAAGTACTGCGTCGTGTACGAGAACGACGTCGTGTCGATGTTCGTCGTGTCGACCTGCGTAGCAGCAGCAGGAAGAACCTCTGAACGCAGCGCACCACGCTCAGTGTTGCCAAGCACGATGCTGTTGATGCGGTCTTCAACGACGTTTAGCCGGTCAAGCCACAAGCTCTGGTTGGACAGAACCTGCGCCTCTTGAATGTTCACGATGCCGCTGCTGGGGTTCGTGACCGTGCCGCCGCCCCATGCGTTGCACTTGAGCACGAAGAGCTGGCGGTTGTAGATGCCTACGGTAGAGCCAAGACGGTCGGTGTCTGGGTCGCTGTTGACGTTGTTGTCGACCAGGCCATCGCTCTGCGGCATGCGTCGTACGACGACGTCGACCGTGTGCTGGCCCTCGACCACAGGCACAGCGAAGGTAAGCCGCACCGGTCGAGCAGCGTTGCCGCATCCTTCGGTGTTCTGGACGTAGCGAACGTGGCGGTAGTCGAAGTTCGTACCGTCAGCGGTGGCCTTGTACGTCATCTGCTTCGTAGGGTCAGGGAAGACGTACGAACCCGTGATCGTCTCGTTGACGACAGACCCATCGACGCGGAGCGCGAACTGCACACGGACAGGATCTTCCGTAGCGTTGTCTGGGTAGTCAAGCACAAGCCCGTCTCGCCCACCCTTCCACGATGCGTAGGTCAGCTGCGCCACGATCCACAGAATGTCCTCACCCGTCTCGATGGTGTAGGTGAGATCATCGATGGTCTGCCACGCCTGACTGTAGGCGACGAACGAAACCTCGCTATCAGCAACGAACCAGTTGTTCGTGGTGTTGCTGCCGAAGCCAGTGCTTACGTCCTCAAACGCGAGGTACTTGCTGGTGTAGGCATCCTCGTTCCCGATCACGCCGAACGACTCGACGTTGATGAGCGGGAACGTGCCGTCGACCGGACTGATGTCGTGCTCGTTGATGCGCCCGTAGATCTTCTCTGCAATGGGTGCGATGAGCCTGTTCAACTCCATTGGAGTCGGAAGCTCTTGGGGCTTGAGCGCCTTGTCAGGGAAGATGTGCGCCATGGTTCAGCCCTTCATAATGCGAGCGCCACGCTCGGATGCGACGACACCGTCGAACGCGAACGCTGCGATGTGGAGGTACTCACCGTCCGCAGGCTGGCCGACAAGCTCAAAGGCGAAGCTATCCACGCTGCGAAGATGCATGTCGAAGCGACGCCAGAACAGACGAGGCGACAGCGCCTTGGCCGTACCGATGACGGACGTAGAGTACGGCCCCGGTCGGTCATCGGCCATGAGCGTCAGTTCACCGGTAGCGATGATCTCGTCCCAGCGACCGTTGCGGTACGCGTTCACCATGATCTTTGCGCTGCTGCTCTCAAGGAAGCCGACGTAGATCGTCGCAGCGTTGAAGCGCATGAGGCCAGAGCCGTCGATCTTCAGCCAGCGGCTCTTGTACCTGAACGACGTAATGCTACTGGCGTAGTCGCGAGTCTCATGGTCAAGCACGACCACGTTGTCCTCGTTGACGTACTCACTCGCTGCAAGGACGTACTTGCGGTCATCACGTGTCACGCACAGACTGCGGTAGCTACGGTTGTGGTTCTGCTCACGCCACCCGATGCCGTCGTACGTGAAGATGTAGTTCGGGATGTTCGAACCTGGCAGCGGCAAAGCGCAGACATACTCACGCGTCGTCGGGTTGTAGACGGCCACGGAACGCGACAGCTTTGCCGTGTTCGATAGCCGCATCCTATCCTCGATGGCGTCGCTGATATACTGAACCTTATCTCCGTCGTAGCTGTAGAAGCCATCACGACCGAGCCACACAAGCTCGCCCCATCCGGTAGAGACGATGCTCGACGGAGCCACGCACCCGATGCCGTTCGTCACAGGAACGCTCTGGTAGATACCAGGTTCGTTCTCAGTGATGGCGTAGATGTTGCTCGTGGTGAAGGCTAGCAGTCGACCATCGAACACAGACAGTCCGGTGATCTCGTGTCCGTTCGGGTCAGGATAGATGAACCGCTCAGGACGGAACGAACCTGGGAAGCCGGGATCAGAGAAGTGGACGATGCCTGGATTCGCCAGCGTGTTGCCGATAGCAAGACCACCGTTGAACGGCGTCATCACCTTGAACGTAGGCGTAGGCAGGTAGTTCTGTGCGACAGGCCCAAGCAGCGCATCAGCTGTCTCGTCAGGCCAACATGTCGTCACGTTGTCGGGGATGCGGGCGAGCAGCCGCATGTCGTATCCGCGATGCAGCGTGTCTGCCGACCGCAGGATGCGACGAGCCACCGTGCCATCCGGCCCCTTGGTGATGCCGTCGATCCAGAACTGGCGCTGAAGGTCAGAGTACGTGACCGACGAGTCGCCAAGATCCTTGTAGGTGTCAGAGAACAGCAGCCTTTCCTTGAAGTACTTGGCCTTCGTCTGCTCTTGAAGGACGCGCACGCTGGTCATGGCGCTCCACGGAGACAGGTTGCCGAAGGCGTCCTCAAACTGAACAGCGTAGTTCCAGTTGCCCTCAAGCATCATCCCGATGGTGGAGTCGCTCGCCGTGTCGCTGATAGCAGCGAGGTCAGACGAGATCGTACCGACGTTGCCGGGATGGCTGTAGCCGTAGTCGTTCACCGAACGCTGGAAGTTGCCGCTAGGGCTAGAGCTAGGCCCAAGCACAGTCGGAGCATTCGGAGCGCGGTCGTAGCCAAGCGTCATAAGCTTGGCGAACGTAACGTCACGCTTGATGTAGCCATCGTAGACGAGCGGGCTGTCGATCCCGTTCGTCCAGATGATGCGTCCACCGACCTCGCAGAACTGGTCGGGGTACTTGTACGAGGCCGTTTCGGTCAAGTCTCCATGAATGTTGTTGAACGCGTCGCCAAGCAGCGACCATCCAGTCTGTTCATAGAGCGTATCGCCTGACCTAACCAGCAGTACGTCTCGCATCCCTTGGTCAAGCATCGCATGGTAGACACCATACATGTTGCTCGACCAATCGAAGGGCGTATAGCTGCACGGCCCACGAACTGCCGCAAGGGTGCCATCCGACGTACGCTGAAGGTTCTGAACCTGAAACGCGAACTCGTCGGGGGCATAGGTCTTTCCGCTCTCAACGAGAGGTACGACCTGAACCTTGCGGGTATACGGCATCAGACGGCTCCGCGCTTCCGCGTAGAGGTAACCTCAACGGAAGAGTCGGGAGGAGCAGAAGGCTCAGCCTTCGTGTCCTTCGGGAACAGGAGGTGGTCATCCTTGAGGGGATGCCACTGCGCTCGACTGCTCCAGCCCTCTCCCTGCGCGATGCGGTACGGGTTGCGGAAGCCACCGGACAGCACAGCCAGCCACTGCGTGGTGGTTTCCTTGACGCCGATGACCGTGGCCGTCTCAGTAGAGTCGGGCCACACAGAGATCCATACGTCGCCTGTCTTCGGCTTCTCGTAGGGGATGAACGACGACATTGCTTCTCCTTGGTGTTGCTAGCTGGTCATGGGGCCGAACCGCAGCCCAGCGAAACGTCGGTTCGGGTAGTTCTGAACGAACCACGGCAAGCCAGGGATCATGCGTGCCGGATTGGCGTACATGGCCTTGAGCTTCGGAAGGTGGATGGTCAGGTACAGCTGGAGGTGGTTGTTGGCCTCCTCCTGCTGGCGATCCATCAAGCAGAGGTAGTAGAGGCCAAGCTCGATGAGCGCATCGTGGCAGTCGGGATGAACCGGAGGCGCATCGTAGTCGTTGACGAGCTTCTCAGGACGACGACGCACGCGGAAGTCCACCTCGTACCGCTGGTCTTGGTGCGGGTAGAATGTGTACGCGTAGTAGCCCTGCGACTCAGGAAGGCGACGGTAGTAGTCAGGCACGACCGAGCCGTTGTCGGTGTAAGTCGTGGTGATGCCGTCGATGTCCGCAAGGTACTGGAAGATGCTTCCGGCCTCAATGGTTGCGTGCGACGGGCTAGCACCGGTCACGCTACGACGACGGTAGATGCGCTTGTAGATGCCGCTTCGGCTGTAGCGCAGCGATGCGCTGTCTCCGAAGTTCAACTGCCAGTCGATCTCAGGAAGCGTGAGCACCACGGCAGGGCCGGGGTACGTGCTGACCGTAGCCACGCTGCTCACCGGAGACGGCGCGCTCTCCCACATCGGAAGCGCCGTTCCGTTGTTGCTGCTGAACTCAGCGTCACGCTTGCCCCAGCAGTAGGTGAACACGTACTCAAACGAACCGATTGGCTCAGGGCCGACCCACGTTCCCTGCTCACCAGAAGCAGTAGCAGGGGCCTTGACCGGAGCGTCGACCTGAAAGTGCTTGCCACGAGCGCAGTACTGCGGACGTCCGATGACGTTGCCACGGATGTTGTCGTGCTCCATGTAGGAGGCAAACGACTGCGGCAGGCAGATGATCTGCGAAACGTTCGGATCGTGGATGCCTCCATCCACAAGCTCCATGACGTCATCGCTGAAGAAGAACTCTGGCTGGTGAAGCCTGAAGGACAGGTTCGACAGCGGAAGGATCGCAGCCTGAACAGGCCGGTCTAGACTGACGAGGTACTGGTTGGCGTACGGAGCACCAGCCTCAAGCCAGAACTCGCGGCACTGGCGACGATGCCACACGCCCTTTCCGTCCTGAAACTCGATGTGGTAGATGCCGTTCCACGTACCGTCCGTGACTGGGTTCATTGCACCAGACACGCCAAAGGTGAGGACGTACGGATCCGTCGTAGACGACACGCCACGACCGAAGTCTGCCTGCGTGAAGTCCTTGTTGACCACGACATGGTCAATGTCAGGGATGACCGCACCAGGCACATCTGACGCGATGCGCTGGAGCGAGAGGTTCAACACATCGTCAAGCTCGGACGAGAAGCCCTTGGTCGTGTCGGCGTTCCACGCCCGCACGGTAAGCAGCCTGTCGCGCCAGTCCTTCTTGTTCATGTTGACCTCCTAGCACGAAGCCGGTGACAGGAGCATATACCCCTGCCACCGGCCTGTGTCGCCCTAGTTAGGACTAGGGAACGCTGACGTACGCCGTGAACGTGGTGTCCGCAGCGCCGTCGTCACCGAGCGCGATGCCGATGACCGCAGCCACCTCGTCCGCGTTCGTGAGCGTCGCGTTCTTGGCGCGACCGGTGGTGCCCTCGGACTCAACGCTGCTGTTGGCCGTCACGGAGCCATCACCGAGCACAGAGCCGACGCCCTCGCACAGGATGAAGCCGTAGGAGCCAGCGGCGATGGCGTTCTGCGCAACACCCAGCACCTTGAAGCGCGGGGTCTTGGCGGTCACGCACACGATGCCGGTGCCAGACGACACGGTGGACGCCTTGCGCTGAACGATGGTGCCCGCCGCGAACGCGGTAGCAGCCTCGGAGTTCAGCACGTAGCGCCAGAACTTCGTGCCGTACGTGGCGTCCTTGGTAACGACCTTGTAGCCCAGCTTGTAGAGCGCGGTGGTGCTGGTCGCAGTCACCGCATCAGAGGTAAACTCGGGAAGCATGCTTCATTCCTCCTGATGGTTTAGGTTCAGACCGCGCCGCCGGCAATGCAGCCGTGGGCGGGGAACTTGGTGAGCACCATCTGGTGGTGCAGCTCGACCTTCGCGGTCACCGCATCCTGCTGCGCGATCTGGTCGGTGAAGTCCGAGATCTGCATCTTCTGGATGTGGATCAGCTCGAGGAAGTCGGTGTTGATCATGTAGACCACGCCGGCGTTCGCAGGAGACGTAAAGTCCGTGGTGAGGTCGATGAGCGCACTCGCGTACACGCCACCGACGCCAATCACATCCTGAATGAGGTTCGACTTGTCCGTGTTCTCCGGCAGGGCCGTGAGGCGCACGAGGTCGAGCTTCGCGTTCTGGTAGTTACCGAACGTGTCGTCGTCCATGACGATGATGTCCGGGCCACCGTTCGGCTTGCCGCTGAACTGCGCGCAGGTGCGGTACAGCTTGCGGATCTTGCTGATACCGTCCGTCGCGAAGGACGTAATGGACTGGAACTGGTTGTAGTGGTAGTTCGCCTGGCTCTTGGCGACGTTCTGCACCGTCTCGGTCTGCGAGGCGGGAGCGAGGAAGTCGAGGAGGCCGTTGGTGACGCCCGTACCAACACCAGCCGTGAACTGGCCGTTGAAGGTCGTGAAGCCAGCAAGCTCCGCGCTGTCGATGGCGATGCCAGCCGAGCCGCCCGTGAGAAGGTACTTCTCGTAGTCGGTCGTGAAGCCGTCCATCGTCACCTTGGGGTAGGTGTCGATGAGCTTGATCGCGCCGAGACGCCCCTTGTTCTGGAGCAGCTCCTTCTTCGGGATGTTGATCGGCAGCACCACGCGGTGGAACTCGACCTGGTACTTCTGGCTCTTCTTGTACCGGGTCATGTCCAGCGTCTCGTCGCCGTTGAAGATGCCGGTGCCGCGAGCGGGCGAACCGGACATGATCGGGCGCTCGATGAGCGTGCCGCCGTCAGCGGAGACGCGGCCCTTCTTCTCAAGGGCACGGAAGGTGGGGACGTTCTGGTAGAACGCGCTGACCATAGGCCCCTTGAGGTCGGCCAGCGTAGTATTGAGCAGTTCGACGGAAACCGACATAGTCGTGGCTCCTGTAGTAAGGAAGATGAGGAAGAGTGCTTGCTCGCCTTCCCATCTTAGGAGCCAGACCGTGCCGAAGCCTACGGATGCTCTAGGTGGGGGCTATCCCCACCGTAAGCATATGCATGACAGTCTGTCAAGCGCGACAGAATGTCACTCGTCGTCAGGCTCACCCATGGCCTGCTGGCGCAGCGCACGGATGGCGTCGTCGTAGGAGTTGAACTCCTTGGCCGTACGCGTATTGGTCGGGCTAGGGCCATCACCAGGAGCCTTGCTCGCTCGCACGCTCGGCGGCGGCTCGACCTTGCGAGGGCCGGGAGGCTGCGGCTTCTGCGGCATGACGGCTCGCGTCATCTTCGCTGCGGTGTCGCTATCGAAGCCAGACTCCAGCAGACGCAGGAAGTGAGCGAACGCGCCGCTCTCGTTGCCACCTTCATCCACGCTGTAGTCTTCGTAGATGTCGGGGAAGTCGGCCTTGAACTTCGCGTCGAAAGCCTCGGCCTCCTTCGCAACGACCTGCTCCTCGTAGGAGAGGAACTTGTTCTGCCACTCATCACGCTCGCGCTGAAGAGAGGACAGCGAACCATCCTTCTCTTCAAGCGCCTTGGTGAGCGACGAGATCTTCTCGTTCAGTTCAGCCATGGAATCGTCAGAACCAAGGAGGCGCTGAAGCCACTCTCCGTTGTCCTTCGCAGACTCAAGAGACTTCTGAAGCTCAGCCTTCTCCTGCTGCCAAGACTGCTGGCCCTTCTTGAACTCCTCAAACTTCGACTGATAGCCGCGCTGCCAGTTTCCGTACTTGGACTTCAAGCCGTTCTCGACGGATGCACGAGCCTGTTCAGGCAGCGTGCTCCACCACGGTTGGGTCTTGAGACTGTCAAGCTCACCGTTCCACTCAGAGGATGCGCCCTCGCCACCGCTACTCACGGTAGCAGAGGGAGAAGCGTCTCCACCAACGGGCGACGATGGCGAGGACGCAGCCTCCGCGCTTGTATCCTGCACAACCTCGGTAGTGCTCGTTTCCATGGCTTCTCCTTTGAACTAGTAGATCACATACCCATACGCATGCGGTACGCCTTGGCCTTGCCGTCGTCTTCCATGCCGTCTTCGGCCATGTCAGACATCTCGGCATCCTTCTTCATCTTCGCCATCTTGGACGAGACGGAAGGCATGGCCTCCTCAGAGGTGGGCTCCTCTTCCATGCCCATCTCCGCGCCAGGCTTCTCGACCTTCGCGAGGACGATCTTGACCATGGCCGGCTCAGACTTGTACATCGACGCAAGCTCCTCAGGCGACTTGCCCTTGGTCTTGTCATCGAGCTGGCTCGCCATGAACAGCGCCTTCGCATCCGTGGTGAGTCCGAGTTCCTTGATCATGGCGGCAAGCGGCTCAAGCTTGCCTTCAGACTCGGCCTTGTCCACGATCTTCATCAGCGTCTCACGAAGGCGGTTAGCCATCATGGAGTCGTCCTTGCTCATCATGTCGTCCATCACTGCCTCCTGAAGTGTCGACCACTAAGCGGGTCGTACCCGTTATTGCGCTCACGGATGACCTCGGCCCACTGCTGTGAGTCAAGACCACGGGCACGGCGCGCTTCCCATGCTCGATGCTTGTGAAAGTCTGCACGCTCGGCACGATCCGAGTTGCTGACCTCAACGATCTTCTGACCGGTGTTGCGCTCAACAACAGCCTTGTAGGCGTTCCAGTCTTCGCGAGACTCGTAGGTGACGCCGTCGTGCGTGAGCGGCTTCCACATCTGGGATGTGGTCGCGACCTTCGCACCCTGCGGATACCACCCGTTCTTGCGAGGCTTGCCACAGTCAGGGCACGGAGGCGGGCCTTCAGAGCGACGGTACAGGACGCCAATCTCCCAGTGACCGTCCTCGCAGTTCAGATCGAACGTGATGAAACTCATGTGGTAGCGATCTCCTCTTCACTGATCGGTGCAGCCGCCTCGTCGGCAACAGCCTGCTGCTGAGGAGGCATCGGCGCTGCTGGAGGAGCAACGCCTTGAGCCTCAAGCATGGCTGCTTGGTCAACAGGTGGCTGTGCAGCCATAGCCTGTGCAGGCTGCGGCGGCACACCGGGAGCGCCCTGCGGAGCCTGCTCTGGCTTCAGCAGACGAGGCGAAAGCTGGAAGACCTCAAGGAACTGCTTGGTGACCTCAAGCGCATCGACGTACGGGTTGTTGAGCAGGAACTGCATCGCAGCCTTGAACTGCTCCTGAAGCACCGCACGGTTCGACTCCATCGGGGAGTACGGCACGACCTTGAACTTCGCACGCACGTTCTCAAGCGAAGACGGATGGATCGGCTCAGCATCGGAGTAGCCGGTGAACTCCACGATCTTCTCTTCTTGCATGAACTTCATGGCGAGGAAGGCCATCTTCTCTGCGACCTGCACGGTGACCGTGTCGATCTTGCGCTGGCGAGCAGACAGACGGTTGCGGAGCTGGCCCTCGACAAGCGCCAACTCGGTCGCGGTACGAGCGCCCGTGACCTGACCACGCTGGGCATCGGCAAGCGCAGACACCGTGGCGATGCTCTTCTCCAGCGAGGACGCCATCTCAAACAGCGCACCAGGAGGCTGCGGCATCGGCCATGCGTAGAAGGAGTCGGCCATGCTCTTGCCGCTGGTGGTGCGGATACCCACCATGCTGCCGACAGGAGCCTCCTGCGCCACCGCAACATCCTCGCTCTGAAGCGCCGTGCTGTCGTACCCAGTCTTCGGGATGGACAGACGAGCGATGTTCAGCAGGTAGGTGCGGATGTGGTTCAACTCCTCCTGATTGTCGCTGATGAGCGCGATGTCAGAGAGGCCACGGCAGTCCTCACCGTTGTTGTTCAGCGTGAGGACAGAGTACGGGCAGTAGAGGAGCGCGTCCTCAAGAAGCGGCTCATCATGGTCGAGGTGCATGTGGACGACACGGTTGCTCTCGATGTCGTAGACCTCGTAGACCGTGATCCAGTTCTGCCAGTCCTTGAGCTGCTGACGAGAGACAGCCGTACCAAGGTCGTAGCCAAGCCACTTCGGGTAGGTGTCGCCGTGGATGCTGTTGGCCCACGGCTTGTACAGCCCGTTCTTGATGCGGGACTTGAACTCGTCCTCGCTGATGACGGTGGCCTCGACCCAGTAGCGGATGTCGGACGGACGACGCGCCGTGAGGTCGAAGAACACCGCACGCATGTCGCAGGCCCGCACCAAGGGCAGGTCGTTCTTCTCGTCCCACACGGTCTTGAGGATGCCGCGACCGTAGAGCACGGCGTCCTGCACAGCCAGCACAAGCTCACTGTAGTAGTCGCTGTGGTCGAGCGAGAGGTTGACCACGCCCTCCATGCCCTTGAGCGCCTCACCAGGAGCCGGCCCACGCGACAGCGCAGTGACCTGCGGGTTGCGAGGCACGAGCGTAGAGAGCGCAGTCTCGGTGATGGCGAACGTGAGGTTGATACTGGTGACCAGCAACTCGCTCTCGGTCGGGCCTGCCGCCTCACGGTCGACGTAGAACTTGCCTTGGTAGAACCTAAGCAACCTGTCGAAGGCCAGCTTCTCCGTGCTCTTGAACGACTGTACGTGACGGTCGATTGTAGGACGGTACTCGGAGAGCTTCATGGGTGAATCCCTAGTGTCTTGTTGCGACGCGGCTTGAAGAGTTTATCGAGGGTTTCTACAGAGATTGATGCAGTCTGCCCCGGCTTCATGACGACGTTACGCGTGGAGGATGCTGGCCGCAAGCCGTATCCCCGCTTGCGGAACACGGCAGCAGCAATCATCACCGTGATCGCACGGTCGAAGTGATGCCGTCCGTGCTCGCCCTTTCCGCGCTTACGACTCTCTCCATCCCACTGAAGCAGCTGATGGATGGTCGCCTTGGTGTGGAGCTTCATCTCGCCGGCTCGCAGCATCTCTACGAGCACGACGATGGCGGCGCTCTTGCCGACGCTGGTCATGTACCAGCCGGGATGATTCGGCCCCGTGTGGTAGAGCTTCGGACAGCGCAGTCCGATGAGCGCCTGCACGCACGCAGGAGCGTTCGACTCTACGACAACCTCGCAGTCCCATGCCTGCTGGATGCGAAGGATGCGAGCAGCGAGGCGACCTGGATCTTCACGACCTGACCACGACATGACCTCGCTGTGATCCCACGCGTTCCACAGCGTGATGGCGCTAGGGTCACCGTCACTTCCATATCCGGCAGGGTCGCAGGTCAGAACGTACGGGCATCCTTCCTCTCGCTCCTCGTAGTAGTGCTCGTTGTTGTCGATGGTAGCGGTCGCATCCGCGAGCATGTGGAGGAGCGAGTCAGACGGCAGCACGTTGCCGCTCTCCGTCGTCCATCCGTCGTACGGGCCGTACGGGTACTTGTGCCTGAACTTGGAGTCCTCACCGACGAACTCCGTGTCGAGACGCTGACGACGGAAGGCGAGGTGCCCGTAGGTGATGCCCTCTAGCTCCTCCATGACCCGCAGCTCGCTCTGGTCAGGAACGAACGTCGGGTCAATCACGGTGCAGGAGTCGTCCAGCCACCACTTGAGGAACACGGGATGGAACTGGCTGGAGCCTTCAAGAGCCTTCAGCCACATGGTGTGGGACGTCGTGCCCTGCCGGCCTGGCGTAGACTCCATCACCACACGAGCGTTCTGCCGCTTGGCGACGGACGGGAAGAAGTGTGCGTTGAAGTTGTCTTGGTCGCTGAACTCGTCGTACTCGGTCACGACCACGCGGTCAGGGCTGTTGCCGATGGCCGGCGTGCCCGTGGCTGCGGTGATGGTCTTGATGCGACCACCGTGGACGAACTCCATCTCGCGCTTCGCTGGATCGCGTCCTGACCGAGTCGGGATGCGGATGGCATCCGGCAGGTAGTCGTAGGCGTAGCGAGCACGGCCCCACGCAGTCTCTGCCGTGTCGTACTTCTCTGCGATGAGGACGCCCTGAACGCCAGGCGTGTACATGCACTGGCCGAGCAGGTCAAGGATCATCAGCGTCGTGATCTTCGCCTGACGATACTTCTTGATCATCACCCAGCGATGGTTGATGCAGGCGTCGAGCACCTGTCGCTGGGTCGGCGTGATGTTGAGCGAGCCGATGCTCTCGTCTTCACGAACGATGCGGCAGATGCTGATGAACTTGTCGCGCTCCATCGCAGCGCGGACAGCAGCAGCATCGAGCGGCACACCTGTGGTAGTTCGGGCCATGCTCGCTCTTATCTACTTCTTCGGCAACTTTCCACGGCCTGCCTTCTTTGCAACAGAAAGCGCGATGGCGATGCGCTGAGCACGAGACATCTTTGGCTTCTCGTGCTTCATCTTGCTGATGTTTTCACCGATGGCCTTACGGCTAAACTCTTCAGAGAGCGGCATCTTTCACCTCGACCGTGGTCTAGCGCAGCATGAGTGATGGTGGTAGTTTAGCGCATCCCGCGTAGCACATCCCGTGCTGGAGGGCGGGAGGCCGAAAGGCTCCGGAGGACTCAACAATGCCCTACATCCGTCGCGACTTCATCAAGAACGGCGAAGTCACCGCTCCCAAGCTCGCCAGCAACGCCTTCAGCGGCACCATCATCGCGAACGCCGCCACGTACAACGCGGACAACACGGCTCCGACGCTGACGTCGCCGCTCGTCGTTCCGTTTGCGTTCGCTGACGGTACGTCCACCATCTCGGTGACGATGCCCTACAAGGTGCGCGTCATCGGCGTGAGTCACCTCAAGGTCGCGGCGAACGCTGGCGGCAACAACACCGTGCAGGTTCTGAACGGTGCGAGCGCCATCACCGCTGCTGTCACCGTCGCGTCGAACGACAAGGTTCTCACCGTGTCTGGCTTCGACCTTGACGACACGCAGATGGACGTCGCTGCTGCTGGCCTGCTGAAGGTCACGAGCACGAAGGTCGGCACCAACAGCGCCTGCATCGTCTACGTCACCGTCCTGCGCGTGGCCTAATGAGCGCCATCGCCCCGCAGCCCGTCTCGCGGTTGACGGGCACGACGGCTGCTTCCGGTGCGACGACGCAGACCGCGCTCGTCCTGTCGGACACCCGCGTGAAGGTGATCATCCGTCGCGTCAAGCTCAAGCGTACTGCTGGTACGGCTGCAAACTTCACGCCGCGCATCTACAAGGTGAGCGGCGCGCTTGCGAGCAGCATCAACCAAGAGTTCCTTGGTAGCGCGACGGCTGTCGCTAGCCTCTTCGACACGGTCGCGGAGGTGTACGTCTTCACCGACTCTGCCGGAAAGCTCTACCTTGAGCCTGGCCCTGACGCTGGTGCAGACAACATCTTCGACTACGAAGTCTACTTTGAGATCGTGAGGTAGTCATGCCGCAGGTACTCCCAGCTCCTGTTGATGGTGGCGGCGGCGGGACGCCTGCGACTACTGTTGTGACAGAGACTTCCTATGGTCAGGCATCTGCCGTAGGAAGCTCGTCAGACTTTGCCCGTGCCGATCACACGCACGGAACACCTCCGTCGCCTACTGCTGCGGCAGGGTGGACGGACGGTGGAACGACTGTCTACACAACGACGGCCACCGACCAGGTCGCCATCGGATCCAGCACAGCCACGGCGAGCCGACTGCTCACGCTGGAGAGCAGCGCCTCGCTGTTCGGCACGCGGGCATGGTCGAACGCTACGACGGACAACGTCCTCGACACGTACTCGCGCAACGGTGCTGGCCCCGACGATACGTCGGCGCGCTTCGCCATCAACGGTGCTGGCGACCTTACTTGGACAGACGGTGCTGGTTCCAGCACGGTTCGTATCCGGCGCAGCGGCACCAACACTGTGACCTACGACAACGGAGCTTCTGGCTCTGCTGTCTGGCAGTTCTTGGGCACGCTGATCACGCAGCGCGTGCAGGTTCAGGTCACCAGCACCACGACGACTCCGTACAACGTCGCGGCGACCGACTACATCATCGCTGTGGACAGCAGCGGTGGGGCCAAGAGCGTCGTGCTTCAGTCTGCGAGCGTGCAGGCGTACCGTGTCGTCATCATCAAGAAGACGGCGTCGGCCAACACCATCACCGTCACCGCCACGGCTGGAAACGTCGAGGGCGGTGCGAGCTACACGCTGTCGGCTGGTGCCCTCGGCAGCGTGACCTTCTTCTCTGACGGCACGAACTGGTGGGTGATCTAATGGCGTTCACTACCTTTCCGTCTACGACCAGTGCCTCGGCTCCTGGCACCAACGACGACAACACCAAGGGCTACGTCGTCGGCTCGCAGTGGATCCACACTGGCGTCAGCCCGCGTGCGGTCTACATCTGCACCAACGCATCGACTGGCGCGGCTACCTGGATCACGGCGGGTGGCGTGTCTTCGCACACCAGCCTCACGACGCTGGGATGGAGCGCAGCCGGCCACACCGGTACGCAGACCTCGGTGGCTTGCTTCGATGGAACCGGAGCCGCTCAGACGGTGCAGGCCACTGCCGACGGCCAGGTTCTACAGCGTGTCGGAGGTGTGCTCGTCTTCGCCACGCTGGCTATCGCCGTGGGACTCGGCGGCACCGAAGACCGTTCTCTCGACGTCTGGTACTTGGACAAGAACGCAGACGTAATCGCCGTAACTGCTAGTGCGGCCTTCGGGCCGGGGAGCATCGTCTAATGCCACTCTCAGATCTCCACTGGCGCTACGTCGGTAGCCAGAACTTCGTCAGCGGTATCGCTGCTTCGCACGACGCTGTCTACGCCCTCGGCACGGCTACGACTTACGCTGACGGAAGCGCCCGTACACCAGGCAGCGGAAGCGCGTGGACATGGAACCGCCAGCAGGTCACGGGTGTGACTGAGGCTTGCTACGGCGTGCCGCCCATCAACGCGCTGTCCATGGCCTACATCGTGGCGGGCAACACCACGACGACCTCCTATGCGTTCGTCGCTCCCGACACTGGTGGCGCAGCAAACATGGTGGTCTACGGCATGAACCGCGCAAGCGGCACGTTCACATCGTGGTCGAACGCGCAGCCGTTCACCAGCGGGTTCAGCGGGTACTGGCGAGGCACGCGAGTGTTCTCCGGTGTGGCCTATGACAACGTCGCCATGTGGGAGAGCGAGGAGGGATGCGTCATCGTCTACTCCGTCAACTCTACGGGCGTGCAGTCCTACGTCGCGTTCGGCGCGCTGTTCGACTCGCTGTCTGTCGCTGCGACGGAAGCAGAGACTGACGGTCGACGCTACACCATGGCCGGTAGTGGGTCTGGCGTACACACCTCTACGAGCTTCTGGTTCTCGTCGTGGGTGGGTTCTGCCGGTGATGGTGGCTTCTTGAGCCACGCAGCTACCAACCAGGCTGGTCACTGCGGCACGTTCACTCCCGGCGCTACGTCGCTCGTGCCGAGCTACCACTTCGGCGGGTTCTCTCCGACGAACACCACGGTTACCATCGCCGGCAGCATCGTGCGAGTACCGTTCGTGAACTGCACTGTTACGACGCAGTTCCTCGGACAGTCGCGGCAGATCTTCATCGTGCGCGACGCCATCACCAAGCAGGCTTGGCTCGATGGGTCTACCCCTATCGGCTACGTCGTCGCCGCCAGCACGACCACGCAGAGCGACGCTGCCCTGCTGCTCTACTAGGAGAACGTCATGTACGCCTACTTCAATGCTGTGCTCGACGCGAACCCGTCCGTGGTCAAGCTCTCCGTCGATGACTCCTGCTACGCCACCATCACCGGCCCTGTGCCTGACGGTGAGCAGGACATCACCAGTCGCGTGACCGTGACGCAGTCCGTCGAAGCTGACGAGTTCAACCGTGGGTACGACG